AAAGGTGGTGGTCATCATTCAGCACACATACATTGGAATCAACATGTATCAGGTTTTTATTTTTTAAAATGTAGTGAAAAAACTTCTTATCCAATATTTCATGAACCAAAGACTGGTGCAAGATGTACAAAATTAAAAATGAAACCAGATTTAAAAGGTGTATGGGCAGGTCATGAAACCTTTCATATGAGACCAAAACCAGGAACATTAATAATTTTTCCAGGTTATTTAGAACATGAATATGCAGTAGATCATGGAAAAGAACCATTTAGATTTATACATTGGAATATACAAGCTGTACCAAAAGAAATGGCTAAAGATGTTTGAGGTAATTGATAACTATTTAGATGTAGAAAAACATATTATTTTAAAAACAATAATGGAATCAAATAATTTTCCTTGGTTTTATACCAAAGGAAAAGTAAAACCTACAGATAATCCTAAGATCTTTGACACACAATTTACTCACATTTTTTATATAGACCACAATGTAAATTCTAATTTTTTTAATTATCTCGAACCTATTTTAGAAAAATTAAAACCATTAGCTCTCATAAGAGTTAAAGCTAATTTAAATTATCCTACAGAAAAGATAATGGAATCTGCTTATCATACTGATCAAAAATTTAGTTGTAAAATAGCTGTATATTACGTTAACGATAATGACGGATATACCATGATTGGAGAAAAAAAAATTTTAAGTAAAGCAAATAGAATGGTTTTATTTACTTCAGATTCAAAACATTTTGGAACTAATTCAACTAACTGTAACAATAGAATGGTAATAAATTTTAATTATTTCTAATGAGTTTTAAAAATAAAAAATACACTATTATAAAACAAGCGATATCAAAAGATCTTGCAATATTTATTGCTAATTATTTTAGAATGCAAAAACAAGTATATGATACTTGTAGAGAACGTAAATACTTTTCACCTTTTGAAAATATCTTAGGATATTATGAAGGAGAAAATGAACAAATTCCAAATACATATTCTCAATATGCTAATATGGCTATGGAGACTCTGTTACTTAAATGTCAACCAGATATGGAAAAAGCGACTGGATTAAAACTATATCCTGCTTACACTTATGCACGAATCTATAAAAAAGGTGATATTTTGAAAAGACACAAAGATAGATTTAGTTGTGAGATATCTACCACTATGAATCTAGGTGGTGATGACTGGCCAATATATTTAGAGCCATCTGGCGAGACTGATAAAAAAGGTATAAAAGTTGATTTAAAACCAGGAGACATGCTAGTTTACTCTGGATGTGAGCTAGAACATTGGAGGGAAAAATTTAAAGGAAAAGAATGCGTTCAGGTTTTTCTTCATTATAATAATCGTAAAACTCCTGGATCAAAAGATAATATGTTTGATAAAAGACCACATTTAGGTCTTCCACCATGGTTTAAAAGATAACAAAATCGTGTTATAACACACAAGCGGGCTAGGACTTACACCACATACCACCGTCCTAGTTCGCTAATAGGAGTTTTATGGGTTTAGGAATAACAGCTATAGCACAAGATGCGATATCGTCATTAGGTACACCTAATACGGTTGCAGCAGTAACAGGTGTTTCATTAACCACAGCTATTGGTCAAGCGCAAACAGATCCGGATGTAGTTGCAACAGGTCAACAATTAACGACGGCCGTTGGCACATCTACAATAACAGGTACAGCCGTAGTTTCTCCAACAGGAAATGTAATTACAACATCAACAGGTTCATCAACTATTACAGCAAATGCTGTTGTTAGTGTAACTGGAATTCCTATAACTATAAATTTAGGAAATGCAATCGCTAGTATTGATAAGGAAGTAGATGTAACGGGTGTCTCATTAACCTCAGCAATTGGCACACCGACTGTTTTCTTAGAAACACCAGTAGATGTAACAGGTCAATCGTTAACAAGTGCAGTAGGATCACCACTAATTATATCATGGAGTAACGTAGATACTGATGTAACTAACATTTGGACAGAGGTTGATATAGCAGCTTAAAGGAGTTATAATAAATTATGGCATCGACATTTTCAGCAGATTTGAAATTTGAACTTATGGCAACCGGTGAAAACGCTGGTACATGGGGTACAAAAACTAATACAAACCTTAATCTTGTTCAACAAGCTATTGCTGGTTACCAAGAAATAAATGTAGCATCATCAAATATAGATTTAGATATGAGTGATGGTACAATATCTAACGCGAGAAATATGGTTCTTAAATTTACAGGAACTCTTGCAGGTACAAGAGTAGTCACGATACCAGATTCAGTAGAAAAATTTTATGTCGTTGTAGATGGCACCACTCATTCAGGAAATACCTTAACTTTTAAAACATCATCAGGAACAGGTTTTACATTAACACAAGGTAAAAGTCATTTTTGTTATTCTGATGGTACAAACTTAAATTTAATATCAGGAATACAACTTGCAAACAATACTCTTGACACAGTTCTTGATCAAGGTAATTCCTCTGATGGAACAATAAATGTAAGTAATATTACAGTTACTGCGGCTACAACTTGTAATACAATTAGAACAAGCGGTGCTGCTATTTTTGGTTCAACTGTTGCTGCTACAAATAATATAAGCACATCTGCTGGCACAGTATCTGATTCAAAAGGAGAGGTAAGACTCCTACCCGCAAATTCTCAAGGTTCAACATACACTCTTGTCGCTGCTGATCATGGTAAATTAATTATAGCTCAAAACACTATAACAGTTCCTTCAGGTATATTTTCAGCAGGACAGCAAATAAAAATATTTAATAATACTGCATCAACAATAGGTATTAATAGATCTGGTGTAACTATGTTTTTTGCTAAAGATGGAACTAATGCAGATAGAACTTTAGGAACAAGAGGTGTTGCAACTCTTATTTGCACTGCATCAAATACTTTTGTTGTAACAGGTGAAACATTAACGTAGGAGTAATCTGTGGCGTTAACAACTGTCAGAATAGTACCAGGAATAAATAAATCAGATACACCATCGGGAGCTGAGGGACAATGGATCGATAGTAATTTTGTTCGTTTTAGATATGGTCAACCTGAAAAAATTGGAGGGTTTGAAGCAATAGGTGGAGCTACAATTTCAGGTCCAGCTAGAGCTCAACACACTTGGACAAGTATTGCAGGAGAAAAGTATGCTGCTTTAGGATCATCAAAAGCTTTATATATTTATTATGAAGGAGCGTTCTATGACATTACACCTTTAGATACTGCTATTACAGGAGCTACTTTTACATCAACAAATAATTCTGCAAATCTTACAGTCAATAAAACGTCACATACATTACAAGCTGGAGATTATATTACTTTATCATCAGTTACAGTTCCTGGCGCGACATCTACTTTAAATGGTGCAATAACTGCAACTGCTACTACAATAACTTTAGCAGATGCATCAAGTTTTTCTACATCAGGTTCAGTTAGAATAAATGATGAAATAATTACTTATTCAGGTAAATCTTCTAA